CCCGGCGGGAGGCTGGAGGGGTCGCCGCCGAGCAGGGCGCCGATCCGCTGCCGCTCGGCTTCCTTCTCCTGCAGCTCCCACCTGTGCGAGGCCATCTTCATCGCGAACTCCGGCGACAACTGCGCCAGCGCGCTCTGCGCCTGCGGATCCGACGGGTTGGCGCCGAACGCCGCCAGCGCGCTGCTGAGGCGCCGCTCCTTGCCCTTCGCCTGCCCGCGCTCCCAGCCCTGACGCCACATTGCCCCGGTGTCGACGGGCGTGAACAGGTTCCAGTTGATCGGCATCTATGGGCCTCCCCACGCAGATCCGCCGCCATAGGCCGGGTTCTGGTAGCTGGTGACGATCGGGCTGTTGTAGCCGCTGCCGCCATAGCCGGTGTAGGCGCCGGGCGCAGGCTGTTGAGACTTGACATATTGCCCGGCGGCGTCGGCGATGCTGCCCGCGATCGAGCCGTACATGTTGGCCGTCCCCTGACCCTGCGCGCCATATATGTTCGACTGGTTGTCGGCGAGGTTCTGCCCGACGCCCATCACGGCTCCGGTTGCCGCGGTGTTGTAGCCCGCCATGCTGTTGGCGGCATTGGCGCCAAGACCCTGCTGTGCCGCCAGCCGGTCCATCCAGCCGCCCAGCTCCTGATTGGCGATGTGGCTGGCGCGGTCCTGCAGCGCGATCTGCGCCGCCGGGCTTTCGTAGTCGCTGCCGAAGTTGTTGGCGACCGCCCGCTGGGCCTCGTCCTGCCGCCACTGGTAGTCGCTCGAGTTGCGGAACTGGTCGAAGGCGCTGAGGGCGCTGGTCGGCTGTCCGGCGGCGTTCATCGCCCCTCCCGGCTGCTGGAGCGCGGCGTAGGGCGACGGTCGCTGCTGGTACATGAAGGTGTCGTAGGCCTGCCGCTCGCCGGGGTGCAGCAGGGACTTGGCGAAGGCCAGCTTCGCCTCCGGCGACCCGCTCATGCGGGCGATCTGCTGGCTCCGCTTGGGGCCGATGGTGTTGGTGCTGCCGTGGAGCAAATAGTCGAGCTGCGCCTGCGCGTCAGGGCCCGCCGCCGCGGCTGGCATCTGGGCCAATGCGCTGGGCGCCGCTCCGCCGCCGCCACCGGCTGGTCCGCCGAGCAGCATTTCCATCAGCACGTTCCCGGCGCGCATCCCGCTTTGGGCATAGGGGTCGAGATATTGGCCGCTGCGATCGAGGCCTGCGAAGGCCAGCTGCGTGTTGTTCGCTGCCGTCTGGGCCTGCGCCTCCAGAGCCCTCTTCTGGGCTTTCTTCTGCGCCTTGTTACCGAGGATGCTGGTGCCGATACCCGCGAGGGCGGCTCCGGCTGTTGCTGCTGCCATCGGCATGTCAAAGGCCTTTCATCTCGAACAGTTCGCAGACGCCCGTGGGGGAGTAGATCAGGGCCATCTGCACGATCCCGAGAGACCTGAAGCCAAGCTGACGATTGAACCACCTCGCAGGACGGTTCTCGACCGGCGGCGCCCGCCACAGTTTCTCGGCACCATATTCCTCGAACATGAGCCGGATCGCCTCGCGACCCTTGGCTAGGGCATCCTTGCCGCGCACGAGGTAGAAGCTGTGCGCTTCGTAGATCCCGGGCCCTCTCCAGTGAAAGAACTGACCGCCGCCCTCGTCGAACAGGAGGATGTTCTTGAGATCCGCCAACAGCGCGGTCGGATCCAGCACCTGATCGCCGGGGCCAATGGTGGGTCGAACGGTTGGATGATTGAGGATCGACGCGATCTCAGCAGCATCCTCGACCGTTGCCCGTCTAATTGCTCCGTTGCCACCGTATCGCCCCATCGTCTCTTTCCGTCAATCAGGGGATGACCTGCGCGCTCGCCCCTGCCGTGTAGCCGGATCCTGCTGGCGGACATCCGCCTGTCGTCGGGCCTGCGCCGTCGGCTGGCGTGGTGACCGTGCCGCAATAGTGGCGCCCGATCGCCCAGTTGTGCTGCGCCTCCTGAAGGTAGGGCGTGGCGTGATATTCGGGCGCGGCATCGGCCCGGCTCTCGTCGTCATAATAGACGCCGTACTTGGTGCCGAAGGCGAGGCCGGTGATGGTGCCGCCGGTCAGCGCGATCTGCACGGCATTGCTGTAGCGGCGGATGTGGCTGGGGATGCTGATCGTCACGCTGCTACCTACGTCCGTAGCAGTCAGGATCATGGTCGGGATGGTGAAAGACCCGAGGATCGCCAGCTGGTCGGCCATGCCGCCGGGAGCGGTGATGCCGGTGTCGAGGGCGTCGATGACGTTCTGCTGGATCAGGTCGTTGCGCTCGATCGCTTCCTTGACCTGCTGCCACCAGACCTGAAACGACGGCCAGCCCGGCTCGGTCGGCGGCAGCGGCGGAAGCTCCAGCCTAGCCACGCGCTCGACCTCCCGCCGGTTCGTTGATGAGGACGCCGGAGACGCGAAGCGGGGTCGGATCCGTCAGGCGGAAATCGATCATGCAGCCGGGCGCGTCGAAGTAGCCGAGGCGGCGCCAGCGCGGGCGCTTGCGATACTGCCCCTCGAGGCCCAGCGGAGCGGTCCGCCACATGCTGAAATTGTGCCCGCGATCGCGGCTGGTCCGCATCTCGATCTGGGGGATGACGCCGGGCCAGTCGTCGGCCTTGATGTTGCCCGGGTTGCACTCGATCTCGAGCAGGTCGACCGGGACCGATCCGCCCTTGATGGGGAAGCCAGCGGTGAATTCGCGGATGAGCTTCTCGCCGTCGTCGGTCCAGTCGTCGCCGAATTCATAGATCTTGCCGTCGGTGTCGGATCCGAACTGGACGCCGCTCTCCAGCATCGCAGCGCATTGCCCCAGAAAGTTACCGTGGTTGAATGTCGTGAATTCAGGCCACTCGTTGCCGCCCGCCGGATCGAACACCCATGTCCCGCCGTCGAGGCGGACGCAGAGGAAGCTGTGGCCTTCGAACAGGAAGGTGAACATGCGGTAGTGCGCGCTCTGGGCGATGCGTTCCTCGAGGGCGTGGTTGCTCATCCTCGTCGGGACGTCGGCCATGCGATAGATGACGCCGTCGTGCCCGACCCAGTGCAGCGCATTGTCGAACATGGTCGCCGTGCCGGTGGCGATGATGCCCTTCGGCGCCGTCCGCTGGATGATCCGCTTGAGCGGCAGGTTGACGTCGTTCTTGTCGTAGTAATGGGTCTCGGTGCTTTCCTCGCCGAGCAGGAAGAGGTTCTCGCCGATGCTCATGCAGTCGAGCAGGTCGTCGGGCATCGACTGGGCCGCGGCGTAGGATATCGCCAGCACGGAGCGGGCATTGTTGACCTCGGACCAGTAGAAGTGGTGCGACCCGTCCTTGAGGAAGATGAACATGCCGCCGATCGTGCCGCACACCGAGCGGACGTTGAAGCCGTCGGGCATGGGGATCGCGGCGAGATCTCCCTCGCGGTAGCTGTAGGCGGTCTGGCCGCAGGTCACGACCACTTCCATCTTGGAGTTGGCCCAGCGCGGGATCCCGTCGCCGTCGATCGGGCCGACCAGCGAGGTGCCGCGGTACAGCTCGCCGCCGCTGACGGTGAAGGCGTCGCCATTGAACAGGCCGGGCTTCTGGAAATGGTCGCGGATCGGGCCCTCGCCGACCTCGTACGCCAAGCGCAGGCCGGGCCTCGACAGCAGGGCGGCGCCGCTCTCAGCTGACGGCGAGGCCTCGGGGAACATGTTCTTCAGCTTCAGCTCGGCGAAGTCTCCGCGATCGCGCCGGTAGGCTCCATTGCCGTAGAGGATGTCAGGCATATGCGGCGTCCTGCGTCCACGGCTGGAAGACGATGCTGTCAGGCCGGTCGCTGTCGTACATCTCCTGCTCGAGGACCGCGGCGCGCTGCTTGACGTCGGCCACGGTCGCCTGATCGATCCGGCTGGCGCCGAACATCCCGGCGATGCGCGAGGCCAGCCCGAGGATCACGGTCTCGGCGAACTCTTGGCTTATGTCGATCGTCTCGCCGGGCTCGGTGATGGTCTGGGCCGCCCGCTGGAAATCGGCGTGCAGCAGGATGTCGACGGCAGGCACCGGCCAGACGTAGATCTGCACGCTGTCGGTGTCTCGCTTGACGTAGAAGCAGGTCGGGTTGCCGATCGCCGAGCGGTTGGGCATCGAGTAATATTCGTCGCGGTTCCACTGGGCGAGGATCCGCTGGTTGGTCGGGCTGACGATCTGCCGCACCGAGTTGATGTCGCGCACCGCCTGCTGAAGCGTGACGGCGCCGGTCCCGCCCGGGACGAGCAGGGTGCCGACCTCGTCGCGCCACAGATTGGCCTTCCTCGACCAGCCCTTCAGCATGGCGTTGAAGCGCACCATGCAGTCGATCATCTCGTGGCTGTCAGGATCCTCGCCCGCGTTCAGCACGCCAAGCTCGATCATCGCCTGCTGGACGATCTCGCCTGCGGTCAGGGGCCAGTTGTAGACGCCGCTGGTAGCCATGTCGGTCTCCTATAGATCCTCACCCGGTGGAATTGGATAGTCCTCGCGAAACACCGGCTCGGTGGCCGGGGCCGCGGTCGGCAGCGGGACGCCCTCCGGCTTGACCACCGGGGCCTTCATCTCGGCTGGTTTGGGATCGCGGCAGGTATCGAGGCAGACCCGCAGGCCGGTCCATTCCTTGGTCAGCTCATTGAGCCTCCGCTTGAAGCCGCAACGAGCGCATTCACCCCATGGAGCCGCCATGAAAACAATTCCTGCCTAATTGCAAAAGGGCTGTTGACACACGGACATTCCGTCCGTACTGAGGGTCTATCGGGCCGCACGGCCACCATACAGAGGAACGAACAAATGCCCAAGACCATTCACACCGCCACTGCTCCCAACGGCCAGACCTTCAAGCGCACCTCGCAGAACCGGGTCTACAGCCACATCGCGCTGGGCCGCCGCTGTAAGGTCGAAGCCCTGCGCCGCGCCAACTCGAAAGAGGCTCAGGTCTCCGATGGTCGCAACTGGGACTATTACAACAACTGCGCCACCGGGAAGGCGACCTACTCGGCCTACGTCCTCAGTGGCTCGCCCGAGTTCGTGGCGAAAATTAAGGCCCGCGACATCGAGAGCGGCAAGGAGTTTCTCGCCAAGCACCCCGATCGCGCCGCCTACATCGCCCAGCAGCATGCCGAGCGCCTCGCCAATGTCGAAGACACCAATTTCGACCTGTGGCTCGACCTCGGCTGGGCCAGCCGCACCGACCTCGCCCTCAAGAACGCTGCCAGCCACGCCAGCAAGCCCTACTGGGCCGAGACCATCATCGTCGAGGCCGTCACCAAGTAATCAACCGGGGGCTTCGGCCCCCACCACACCGAAGGAGAACACCCGTGAACGTCGAACTAGTCACCCTGATCGGCAAGCTGGAAGCTGCCCACGAAGACGCCATGAAGCTGGCCCAGAAGCAGCGCAATGGCACCATCACCCAGAAGCGCCTGCTCGCCGCCTTCTCCCTGATCCGCAAGGCGCAGGACGAGATCACGATGGCGGGTGCTGGCCTGTAAAATAATTGCAAATGAGCTGTTGACAGGTGGACAGGCTGTCCGTAAAAGGGGTTATCGGGCCAAACGGCCCACCGACAAAGGGAACTTGAAAATGACCTTCGAACCGATCTCAGACCTCGAAATCGCCGCCCGCAAGCTGCTCCACGACGACAACCGCGAGTACCGCATTTTCGAGGGGCAGGCCCGCAACAGCATCCGCGTCGCTTTCAAGGCCTGCTGGTGCGGATCCTACGAGCCGCATGAGGTCGCCCGCATCATCAAGGGCGTGCAGGGCCTCGACATCAGCGTCGACGTCATCAAGCAGACCCTCACCAAGATGGTCCGCGCCAAGACCCTTCGCAGCCGTCTGATCGGCGGTCTGCGCCACTACGAACTCAACTACTAGGATCCAGCACTGGCCCACGGCCAACCGAAAGGGAGAATGAAATGACCGCGCACACCGAAGAGTTCACCTTCACGAGGGCCTTCAGCCTCGACGAAGGCACCGGGACCAAGCTGAACGTCAGCGTGACCCACACAACCGCCACCGGCAAGTTCGAGAGCGTCACCTTCTGCGATCCCGACCGCGACCAGATGGTCAGCGTTCCCGCGGATCTGTGGGACCGCGTTGTCGCCGCCGTCGAACGCCAGAGGGAGTTTTAAATCATGAAGGTCTACCTATCCAAAGACGGGCGGTTCGAAGCCCCCGGCAAGCAGAGTAAGGGCGCCGAGAAGATCGACGTCCCGACCGACACCGCCGGGCTGGTCGACTACCTCAACGAACTGACCGCCAACGTCCCGCCGCAGGACGCGCTCGAGTTCGAGCCCGCCCCGCCACCGACCCGCGGACCGGATCCCGAACTGGTCAAGATCGGCGAGACCCTGCGCCAGACCAGCTGGACGACCGACAGCATCGTCGACTTCATCCTCGACGGCGCCACCGTCTCTCAGGTCGAGCGGCTGTTCTCCTGCATCGGCACCCGCTTCGCCGAACTGGTCAAGGGGGTGCGCGCATGAAGATCCGCCGCCCGCGCCGTCTCCCATTGCTGGAGGCGGCGCTCGAGATGGAGGCGCCGCTGGGCCTCTGCATCCACCGCTCCGCCGCCTTCGTGTTCGACGCTCCCGGCTCGATCCTCGTCTTCGGCACCATCCAGCCGGTCGAGCGGTCGGAGGCCGTCGAGGGCGACAGCGCGGTGCCGTTCATCCACTGCTGGGCCGAGTACCGCGGCCATGTCATCGCCCCGACCACGATCGAGCGGACAGGCGGCAAGCTCTGCCCGCTGACGAAGGCCGGTTACTACGCCATAAACGGGGTCTGTGACGTCCACACGCTGACCCGGCCCCAACTGCTCGCCCTCGATCGCCAACACGGTCTCAGGCGCGCTCTGAGGCTCAACACCGAGTGCCGCAGCGGCGCCAGCTTCGGCGGCACCCTGCTCGATGCCGCTGGCGTGGCGTGGAAGGATTACGGCGATGGCGGCGTCGTGCCGATTTATGTCGAAGACCTCGAAAATAGTGCTTGACGACCGGACATGGTGTCCCTAGAGAGGGGTTATCGGGCCGCTGGCCCATCCGACCACGGAGACACGAAATGTACGACATCCAGAACACCATCCAAGAGCTAGAGTTCGCGATCAAGGGCATCGCCCACATCCGCGCCAACCTCGCCAACCAGACCCGCACCAAGCAGGGCCGCTACAACGTCGACCAGCAGCTGGAAATGCTCTCTGCCCGCGTCCGCCTCGGTCTGCTCACCCTGCAGCAGGAAGCCAAGTAACATGACCTACCTCACCGCAGCCCCAGCCCCCACTGCCGCCCAGCTGGCCGAGATCGAGAAGCTGCAGAAGCAGGCCTCGGACGCTCTCCGCCGCCGCGAGGAAAGCTGGGAGCGCAGCGACACCGACGGCTTCCTCAGCCAGTGGGCCAACGGCATGACCGCCCAGCTGAACGACGCCAAGGTCGCGATCCTGAAGAACGGCGGCTACGCCCGCTTCCGCGTCCTGTGCGACGGTGACGGCAACGTCGTCTCGACCAAGGAATATTGGTTCACCAACCCCTACAGCTTCGTCCGCGAGGGCAAGTGGCGCCTGCCCGAGAGCCTCGCCGACGGTCTGGGCCGCAAGTGGATCCCGGTCGGCGACAAGAGCCGCATCCAGAAGCGCCTCGGCCTGCACGAAGAGAGCCGCTGGTTCCCGGCCTACGCCGAGATCACGGGCGGAGGCAAGGGCCTCGGCGGAGCCGCCTCCTGCTACGTCGGCACCTTCCAGAAGGCCGCATGAAATAGTTGTTGACGCCCGGTCAGAATGTCCGTAATGGATGTCCTACCGGGCCAGTGGCCCATCCGAACTGGAGAGTGAACATGGAAAAGTACATCCGGGTCAAGGCTTGGCTCCCCTGCCGCACCAGCAAGAGCTACGGCTTCTACCCCACCCCCAAGTACATCGGCCAGATCGTCAACGATGACGGATCACTCACCGACGTCACGGGCAAGTGCGGCACCCGCCGGGCGGCTTTCCTCCGCGCCCTCAACATCCTCAACCAGCGGGGCTGCAAGTAATGAGCTACGTCCACATCCGCACTTACACCGACGCCCGTCTGGCAGACCTGATCCGCTCCCACGGGCGCGGCGGCGACGGCGAGATCGATGTCTCTTTCCTCGCTGCGCTGACCGCCGAACTGGTGCGGCGTGGCACCAGCTACATCTCGAACAAGGGGTAATTTCATGGCCGACATCCGCATCCAGAACGAGGGGACGATCTTCCTCTTCACCCCGATCTCCGACGAGGCGATCGAGTGGTGGGAGACCCATGTCGAGGAAGGCATGACCTACTGCGGCGCGCATGTCGCCGACCACCGGCCCGCCGCGGCCATCATCGACGGCCTGATCGAGGCCGGTTTTGAAATCGAAGGGATCTGACAATGGAACGACTGACTACCAACGACCAACTGCGGGCCGCCAAGCGCGACTGGGCGCTGGCCCAATGCGCCAAGGAGAAGGCGGCGGTGGCCGACCTGATCATCGCCGCGGTGCGCTCGACCAAGGGCCGCATCATGGACGATCCCGGCAACGACGCCGCCCAGCGGATCAACCAGTTGCGCGGCGTTCGCCGTCTGGTCGCCTCGCTCGGCGATGCGCTGGTCACCAAGGATCCCGGCTTCGACCTGCCGCGGTTCTTCAGCGACTGCGGGTACGGCTCGTGAACGGCGCCTACTGGCTGAACCGCCGGGTCAAGATCGCGGCATGGACGGACCTGTTCATGCGCGGCGAGACCCACGCCACGGTCATCAAGGTCGGGCACAAGATCCTCACCGTTCGCGGCGAGCGGTCGGGCCGCCAGTTCAAGTTCCGGATCCCCGGAGACGAGGCAAACCCGGCCCTGACCATCTGTTGACAGGGGGACAGGTTGTCCCTACTGACAATGTTACCGGGCCATCTGGCCCATCACTCAGGAGACTGAAAATGACCATCACCAAATACACCCACAGCAACATCGGCCTCGTCACCCGTGTCGACGCCATCACCGAGGATGGCGAGCGCGTAAACGTCGCAGCGTTCGACAACAACGAGGGCGGCAAGTTCGCCTTCGGTTGCTTCGTCGACGGCCTCGCCCGCGATCGGGCCGCACCGTCGCTCTTCAACGAAGACACGGGCGAGTACACCGTCGGCACGATGGGCCAGCTGGTCGGCTGATGTACGTGATCCGCCGCACGGATCAGGGGGGCGGCTTTGTCGCTCCCCCGGGATCCAAGAAAGCCTACACGTTCCAGCGCCTGCGGGCGCGGATCTTCAAGACGCGGGAGGCCGCCGAGGCTGACCGCTGCGTCGACAACGAGGTGGTCGAGCCGCTGCTCCAGTGCCTCGAGGTCATCGTCGTTGATGGGAGGAAGCATTGACCAGATTTCAGAAGGGACAGGCATATTCGGACCGGCTGGTCGAGAAGCGCCGGGAGGCAATCGAGGAAGCCATCAAGGGGGCGGCCAGCGTGACGGTCGCCCTGAAGCGGCTGGAGAAGCTGGAGAAGGATCCGAGGTTCGCGGCCTACAATGTCGCCAGCCTCAACAACAAGGGGCGCCTGATCCTTCGTATGAGGCACGAACCATGAAGTACACGATCGTAAAGCTGATCGACGGCTACGGGGTAAAACCCGACAACACTGAGTTGCCAATCAGCGTCCACGAGACCCAGCGCGAAGCCGAGCGCGCTGTGCAACGCTACAAGGCAGCAGACAAACGCAGGGAGGGTTAAGCCATGGGCTACACGCATTACTGGACGCAGACGCGGGATTTCACGCCGCAGGAAATGAACAAGATCAACGGGGAGCTGCTCGACATCGTCAAGGTCAGCGGGATCCCGCTCGGCGGCTGGGATGGCACCGGCTCGCCGGAGTTCACGACCGAGACGGTCGGCTTCAACGGCAAGGGCGATGATGATGGTCACGAGACCTTCCGCATCAACGCCACGCGGAAGCTGCCGTTCGAGGGCGCCTCTCCCGACCGGCTCGGCTGGGCCTTCTGCAAGACCGCGGCCAAGCCCTACGACATCGTCGTCGTGGCGTGCCTGACCGTGCTGGCCGCCAAGCATGGCTTCGACGTCTCCAGCGACGGCGGGGCGAAAGACTGGGAGGATGGCGTCAAGCTCGCCTCCAAGGCTCTGGGCGAGATCTTCACCAACCCAATGAGAAGGGAAGAGGCAGCATGACACAGGACGACATCAGGCGGATCCGGAAGGGCATGGGCATGTCGCAGCGTCAGCTGGCGCAGGCCCTCCGCCTCGGCCCCAATGGCGATCGCACGATCCGGCGGTGGGAGAGGGGAGTGATCCCGATCACCGGGCCAGCCAGCCTCGCCCTCGAGTATATGGAGAAGGAGAATGGCAAAAAGCAAAGAGCAGCTGGAGCATGAAGCCCGGCAGTTTTACGAGCGGCAGCAGGCACGGGGACCGAGCGCGATCCCCGTCGGCGCCTGCATCGTTCGTCCCGGCAGCAAGGGCGTGATCGGCATCAAAGCGGTGCCGGTTGCGCCTGATCCTGAGAAGAAAGCATAGCGCCGCCTCCCAGTAGGACGCCGGTCCACACTGGGAGGCCTTTCAGCCCGTTCTTGGTGACCCAGTCGCGCACCGCCGCGGGCCCGCCTCGAGCCAGCAGATCCCGCAATTTCTGGACGTCTGGCCGCAGGCTGGTGGCAAGCTCGGCGGCATATTTCTGGCGCACCTCGTTGCGCGCTGCGACCTCCGCCGGATAGTCCGACGTCGCCAGCCGCTGCTCCAGCCCCGGGATGCTCCCGGTGGCCTCCAGCAGGCTCTTGGTGGCCTCCCCGGTGCCTTGCTCTTCGGGCAGGTTCGAAGGGGCATAGTTGCTGTCGAACCGGCCCAGCTTGCCGCCGTTGCCCTTGCTGAATTCCTTGACCTTCTTGGCCGCCGCCGCGGTGTCGTCGTTGAAGCTGGTGACGACGATCCCGCCGTCGCCATTGTCGACCACGTCGAGGCCTGCGGCGACCGCCTTGTCCATCGCCTCCTGACGTCCCTCCGGACCGAAGTAGAGGCCGTTCAGCTGCCCTGCCTTGTGGGTGGATACCTGCGGCACGAAGATGTTGGCGCCGACACCGTGCTGGACGTTCTCGATACCGAACAGCTGCCCCGCGGTGAGCATGGCGTTGCGGCTGTGGGGATCCATCGCCGGGCCGCCCTTGGATCCGCCGACCATCTCCGGCGACAGGCCGACCAGCGGGCGATCCATGAAGGCCGGGTTGCGCTGCAGGCCCTCGACCGGGTCGTTCCAGAAGCCCTCGCCGCTGACGGTCGGGCGCTGGTACAGCTGCATCGACGACAGCACCGAGTTCTTGGGGTTGCCGCCAGCCGCGGCCATGTCGGCAGCGAAGCGTGCGTTCAGCTCCGGATCCGCGCTCATGCCCGGGAACTCGCCGAGGCCTCCGCCCGGCGTGAATTCCCGCGACAGGATCGCCGTGTTGCGCTCGATGCCGCTGCCGATGCCCTGCCGGGCGTAGACCAGCGCCTCTTCCTCGGTCGGCGGCGTGGCGCGCTTCCCGGCGGCGTACTTGGCGTTCTCTTTGTTGAGGAAGCTCTGCTTGCGTTCCTCGACCCAGACCACCTCCTGCATGTTGGGAACGGACGCATCGGGAGGCAGCGTTCCGGCTGCGCGGGCGCGATCGGTCGCCAGTACGTTCTCTCCGGTCAGGAAGGCATGCTCATTGGGCTGGAAAGCGCGATCGAAGGCCGTCTGGCCCGGGTCTGGCTGGTACCCTAGCGCACGCCCGTGCCAGAGGTCTGACGGGGCTGTGAAGCCCATCGGCACGGTCGGATCCTTGGCGACGCCATAGGGCCCGGTCTTCTTGCCGAGGGTGATGTCTTCCGGGGTCAGGTTGATGAAACCGCTGTTCTCGCCGACATCGCCATAGCCGAGGTTGGCCGCCTTGGCGCGATCGCCGGTCGTGACCTGCGGCTCCTTGCCGGTCAGGACGCGCTCGTTGTGGTGCCGGAGCCAGAAGTTGGTCTCGTCGACCGGCGAGGCCTGCGGGCTGTAGACGGCGCCGCCGCGGGCGAACAGGCTCGCCATCTCCGGCGTGTCGCTGACCTCGTCGATGATGCCGCGGCTCTTGTCGTACCAGCCGAGGCCTTCCTGATTGGCATTGGCGATCTTGGCATCGACCGCGTTGCGCCAAGCCGCCAGCGCGTTTGGTGCAACGCCCGGCGACCCCATGACGTTGCCTTCGGCATCGAGCCGCAGGTGCTTCCCGGCGGTGGCCCGCTCGAGCGCACCGGCATAGTCGGTGACGCCTTCGAACGCCCGCTCGAGCGCCGGTTGCCTGCCGCCAGTGATCTCCTCGCTCGCCTGCATGGTGGCGCCGGTCAGGTCGAGCGGCTGGTCATTGCGCTTGAGGATGTCGAGTTTGCTGTCGTCGAACACGACGTAGTTGCGGGCGTCGTTGAACCTCGAGCCGCTGCCCCCGCGGTCGAGATGGCTGAAGCCGGAGAAGCCAGCCTCCTTGAAGATGTGGTTGGGGTCGCCGTACTGCTTCCTGCCGAGGATCTGCGCCTGCTTGTGGACCGCCGCGCCGCTGTCCCCCGACAGGTCGCCGAAGCCGTGTGCCTCCATGATGGCGGCCAGCGCCGGGCCTTTCGGCTGGCTGGAGAGGGGTGCCTCGAAATCGAGCAGGTCTTCCGGCTCGGCCTTGATATTGGCTTCGTACATGGCGCCGGGCTGGTCGTAGGCGCCCTTCTCCTTGTTCCACACGGCGGGGGGCCGGTAGAGGTTGGCCGCGTCCCGTTCCTCTGACAGGTAAAGCCCATGCCCGCGGGTCTGTGTCCCCTCGCCCGTGCCGAGCTTGTCCATGTCGAACCTGTCGAAGACGTGGGGCGAGCCGTGATAGCCGGTGATGTCTGCCTGCATGCCTTCGGGTTGTAGCGGCAGCGTGACGTCCTCGGCACTCAGCCGCGGCCCGGCATCGCCCGGCCACTCGGGGATCTTCTCGGCCCGCTTGACGATCTGCAGCTCGTCGGGACGGTCCTGCGTCAGCCATGGCGGCGTGTCGAACATCTGCTTCCTGATGGCCTCGTCAGACCAGCCGAGGGCCTTGTAGCTCTGCTCCATTTTTAGCCGCTCTTGGACGTTGCGCGCCTCGACCTCGCCCGCGCTGCGCCGGTAGCCCTCGCGCATGGCTTCAGTGTCGAGCGCATCGCGATATGTCTTCAGCTGCCGCTTGACCGCGGGGTCGTCCCAGATCTCATCCGGCAGCGTGTCGAGCAGGTCGGTGAAGCTGTCCATCTGGCGCTGGATCTCTTCGACCTCTGGACCGCCCCAGACCGGAGGGTTTTCTCCAACCCTGCTGCCGATCGGGAAATCTCCGGAGACCTGCGGCAGGCCGTGCTGCAGCTCATGGGCCGCGGTCGACACCATCAACGGCTTGGGCCGATTGGGGTTGAACGTGACCACATGCTGCTCGGGATAATAGGCGCCGCCGATATTGCGCCCGCTGACATGGCCGCCGACGCGAAGGGGCTTGTCGAACAGGCCGCCAGTGAAGCCGGGGTAGTATTTCTCCAGCTCGGGATGCGAGATGACGTTGGTCGCCGCCGTTGCCTTGCCCTGATTGGGGAGTATGCCCTTCTTGACGTTCAGCCCGAGGTCCGAGATCTCGAACTTGTAGTCGCCGTGCTGCTTGTACATGCCCCCGGTCGCTTTGTAGATCTCGTCGCGACTGGCGCCAGCGGCCTCCATCTTCTCCGCCAGCGCCAGCATGTCTGGCTTGAGCTTGCCGGGCAGGAACATCGACAGCGCGGATCCGCCCTTGGCGAGCGCGGGCAGGGCGAACTTGGCGCCACCTGCCAGCGCCATCCCGGCGGCGTGACCGGCACCGGGGACGAGGTCGAGCGCGGCCATGCCGAGGTTGCCAGCGGCCTCGCCGAGGCGCCCGCTGGTGAGATCCTGATAGCCCTCCGTGGCGATGTCGAGCGAGCCGTAGGGGGTCAGGTCGAGGGCGTCGGCGATCGACCCGCCGATGTGCCGTGCGAGGCGTGGATCCTCGACACCTGCCGCCTTGGCGAGGCCCGAGGCGCCTTCCTCGGCGATGTCGCGGAAGCTGGTCTCGCGGTTGCGGATCTCACCCTGATCGGCGAGGCGGTTCTTCCAGTAGCTCGGGGCGCTGGTCGGCCTGACCTCCTCGAGCGGAGCGGTGACCTCCTTGGCGGTCTTGCGCTTCTCGAACCCGGCCAGCGCGCTCTTGGGCGCCGCGGCCTGCTCGAAATAGCGGGTGGGCTCGACGCCGATGTCCTTGAGGTCGCGGGTGAGATCAGGGCTGACCTTCGAAGCCTGCTCGGCAATCGCGTCCCGCAGCATCTGCTTGGTCGCATTGATCGGGACCGTGATCTGCACGATCGGACCGCTCGCGAGGCGGATCGAGCGAGTGACCTTGCCCGGCACGGTCTACCGCCAGTTGCCGAACTGCGGCCTTTGCCCCCGCCAGTCGCGCATGTCGCCGCGCCAGTCCTGACGCGCATCGCGGAAGGCGCCGGGATCCATGCTCCCCCGCATGGCTTGGAAATCGGGCCGATCGGGGCGCAGGCCACGCCAGTCCTGCATCTGCTGGCGCCAGTCCTGAAACTGCTGTGGAATACCCTGTGGACCGATCGTTAACGGCGCAGGCTGACCGAAGGCACCGAGCGCGCTTGGCTGCTGCAGTGCCGGGTCAACCGGCGCCGGAGGCGTCCCGGGCGGCATCGGGGGCTGCATCCCGGGCGCCCCACCCATCATACCACGGAGCTTGCCGAAGCCCTGCCAGCCGCCACCGCCGAAATTGCCTGCCAAGCCCGCCAGCGCATTGTTGTTGGCGTAGCTGGTCATCGGCATCTGGCCTTGGTCGAACATTGCCTACCTCCAGCCGCGAGTTGGCCCCGCCCCGAAAGGCAGGGCCGCCCCCGCGTGTTAGACGCCAGTGTTGCCGTACACCGACCGCCAGTCGCCCCAGCCCGCCGAATAGCGTTCCGTGGCCTTGTGCTTGCGGTTCTCGGTATCGAAATCCTCGTCCTTTTCGAGGTCGAGGGCGCGGCGCTGATAGCTGATCAGGCCGTCCGGCACGTTGGTCTGGAGGAACCAAGCATCGAGGTCGTCAATGTAATGGTTGATGACGATCTCAGGCACTAGCCCGAGGGTTTTGATCGCATTGACGTCGTTGTTTGGCGTGTTGACCCGAAGCTCGCTCTCGAGGATCCGGGTGGCTTGGAAGATGTTCGCCGGGCCAGTGATCAGGCGGACCGCCTTCAGGGCGACCGGCATACCGGCGCTGTTCTTCGCCGTGTTGATCACCGTCAGGGCATCCTCGAGGGCCGCTTCCGAGATGTCAGCCGGGGTCAGCAGATTGCTCTGCAGGCCGTTGACGGTCGGGTGGCTGGCGCTGAAGAGGGTGACGCCGTCACCTCCGACATAGCCCGCCGTGAACCCGCGGTTGAGGATGTTGGCGTGGACGATCTCCTTGGTGGTCGACATCGACCACGGCAGCATGCGGGCGTTGCTCTCCGCAACCTCCTGATACTGGCCATCTTCCTCCGCCTCGCGGGTGATGATGTAGCCCAGACCATAGGTCACATGCGTGAAGATGGTCGCCGGGCCTTGCCCGGGTGCATCGTAGATGATCGATCCGCCCTCGGGCTTGACCGCCGCGAGGCCCATGCCGGTAACTTCCAGCACCTTCTCATAGGCCTTTTTGGATTTGCGGACGTCGAAGATCCGAGAATATTCGCGATCCAGCTTCTCGTAGGTATTGCCGAAGATCGCTTGGATGCCGGGCCATAGAAGGTCGGGCATCGATGAACGGGTTACGGTTCCCATGTCTCAGCCCTTTCTAGTAACCGAGCGAAGCGTGAGCTTCGGTCGAGAAGTTGATCTTCACCAGCACCTTGTCGTACTGCCCGATCTCGTTGCCGACCCGGGGCACGAGGCCCATGATCTTCAACGGATGGGTGGCGGTGGCGGCCTTGACGCCGAGCGTGAAGCCCGACCGCTTGGTATAGGCATTGCCCGTACCAACGACCATCAGGGCGTTCATCCCGACATCGGCAGCGACCGTTCCGCCCGCCACGCTGTCCTGAATTTCATAGACCGCTTCAGGGTCTGTGGCGCACAGGACGTAGGCAGCGGTGTTGGCGGCGCGATAGCCGACCATGTTCGTGGTGCCGTCGGGGACGAACCCCTGCACGACACCCGTGATCGGACCGGCGGCGACAGCGCGAATGACGGCGGCGGTCCCAGCGGCGTCGGCCTCGCCCGTCTTGGCGACAGGATCGCCAATGTACAGGGCAGTGCCGTCAGTGGCCGGGACGTAAAACATCTCCAGCCCACCGTTGTGTGGTCCGCTCGCCGCATCCCGCAAAGGCCGTAGCCCGAACGGAGTGTTTTGATTGGGCATAAGGTAGCTTCCTTACTCGAGGATCTGGTTCCCCCGCCCGATCGATGTGGCCTTGTCGACGTACATTTCAGCGCCAGCTTGACCTTGGATCGGGGCGAGGATCTCGCCTTCCGCGGTCTTGACGAGGGTCTTTCCCTTGACCATCCCCTGCTCGATCTTCCGACGGCGATCCTCCTTGGCCTTGCGGTCCTCTTGGATGAACTCATTCGGTTTCGACAGGAGGTGAGCCTTCAGCGGCGTCCCATCTTGCTTGGTGCCGACTATCACGGGATCTACCCCGGCAACCTTGTCCCAGTCGTCCAGCTTGGTCAGCTGGTGCATGCGGTTGCCTTCGTCATTGACCCATCGCGGGGAGCGGCCTTCTGCGGCCAGCTTCTCTGCGATTTTTTCGGGGATCCCCAGCTTCAGGGGTACTCCGAATGCCGTGTCGTCACGGCGGCGGCGGCGCTGTGCCACCTCTTCCTTGCGCCCTTGGCGCTGAGTTTCCTCGGTCATCGCTTATGCTCCTGCCTTCACGTTTTGCCAATACTGCTTGGCGTAGGCCTCGACGTTGGGGATCACCCCGCGCTCGGCCATGTCCTTGGCGACCTTCTTGGCCTCCTGCGGCAGGTCGGCATAGGTCGACCCCAGCTTGCTGCCGGATCCCGATCGACCGCCCGGCTGGGCGACCCCCGGCGGATCCTTCGTGGTGGCGGCGAACAGGTGCGGGTAGATCTTGCGAACCTCACGCTCGGCGGCCTGCAGCTGCGCCTCGACGCCATGGTTTGCGTTGGCGTAGCGTTCAGCCACGGCCAGCGCCAGATCCCGCGCCAGCGGATCCGCGTTGAACCACGGATTGCGCTGCACCCAGCTGACCGCCTCGGGCGGCGGCTCGGCGACCTGCTGCTGGGGGGCGAGCAGCTGCTGGGCCCGACCATTGAGCTGGTCGATCGCCCGGCCAACGGTGAAGCTCTCCTGCGCGTTGCCGTCCTCGACCGCCTTGTTGTACCTGCCGACCAGCTTCTCGCGCTCTTCGGCTAGCGTCTGCTGCAGGATGGCGGCCTGCGTGCGGGTCATGTTGTCGACCGTGCCCCGCAGCTCCTTCAGGTCGCGGCTGAGGCCTCGCTGGATCTCGGCCCCGGCCTTGATGTACTCGCTCGCCGGTTTCCACAGGTTGGGATCGCCCTTGAACTGATCCTTGGGGCGCCAGCCCATGCCGCGGGCAAGCTCGTCGACCGGATCCGGCGGAGGCGGCTCGTCGTCGTCGGTATCGGTCGGTGTCTCGGTCTCGGTCTGGGTCTCGGGTGCGGGGGTCTTCTGCTCTTCTGTTTCAGGGGCACCCTCGGTGACCTGCTCTGGTTGCGTTGCCACTGTGGCTCACTCCTTGTTGCCCTGCTGCGCGGGCCGCGCTTATCCCTCTACGGGATCAGAAACCAGTTCGCCGCCAGCGCCGCTACGACGATGAAGGCGCAAATGATCACGGCGAACAGGACCGCCCTCGCGGCGATCGTCAGGCCAATGCCGGGGAGCCTGCTCATGGCGCGCTCAATTCGATCGCAAGGGCCCCAAAGCTGGCACCGCCGGGCGCGCTGCCCCATGTGATAGTTGCGGACGTTTCGCCGCTGTCGCGGGACATGATTTCAATCCCGGCGCCGGGAACGGAATAGCTGGTTTCGGCCAATTCGGTATAACCGGCCCGTTGCGTGACCAGCGTTGCGCTGGGGGAAAAGACGGCGCCGATGATCGGGTTTTTCGACAATGGAACGCCGCCCAAGACCGGGGCCGGGGTGCCCGACGTTATGTTGTGCTGGTTGGCCGCTGCGCGCTTGGCCGCCGCGCCGGTTGCCGACAAGCCGACAACTTTCAGGGCGAATAACCCGCCGCCTGTGCTGCCCGACTGGCCCGAGGTAATGACATGGGGCGTGGCGCTGGTCACAAGGCTGTTGCGGATCCAGCAAGTCATGGCATCGGCCCCGGCCCCCTTGAGGCACGATACGCCGATTGTGTAGGTTCCGCCTTGGTCGTCGCTGCATAACGGGTTGTTGTTGCCGGTCGCCGCCGCAATGACAATAATCAGGTCGCCAACTGCCGGGGTAATGGTGACGGCCTTATCGCCCGCGGTTGTGTTGAAAATTGAGCCGGAAGCATAAAGCGTCACGGCTGGCGTCGGCAGGGCATCGGGGTAGAACTTGCGCCACACCCCGGCGACCCTGACCCAGCCGCTTGCCACTGGCTTCCACACCCCGGCGACCTTGACCGAGGGCGTGGCGGCCTTCCAGACGCCGCCGACCCTGACGTTCATGCTCATGTGTAGACCAGCCAGATGTCGCCATCGGCGCCTCCGCTCGGGGCCGAGACCGAGGCGGTGATTGGCAGCTGTGCCGCGGGCACCTTGGTGCTGGCGTCGAGGCTGGCAACGCCGCTGGCCGCCGCCTTCTGGCTGGTCGGGATATAGTTGGCAAGGGAACTGGCAAGCGCGACTGCGCTGCCGCCCTGCGAAAGCGTGCCGCCTACGTTGAGCGTGCCTGAGACAACCGCGTTACCAGTGACATCGAGCGCGGCCCCGCCCGCCGGGGCTGCAACAGTGGTATTGCCAATCGAGATGCCCTGCCGGAAATAGCCGAAGCCATTGGTGACGCCGAACATGGCAACTTCGTCACTGTGCGGATTGGCCCCCTGCGGGATGCGATAGGCCCACAGGCCATTGAGGATGTCCCCCACATTCGAGCGCCCGTCCAGCTTGAAAAACCAGCCGTTCTTTGCCGTGTCATCGAGATTGAGGGTTGCCCCCAGATCGGCATTGAGCAGGAAGCCTCCCCATGCCGATACGCCACTCAAGGTCTTGAGCCTGACCTTCACCGTCGAGGCCGGGGTATCCATGACGAAACCGTAGGTGGCATCGAACAGGAGATTGCCGCTCATCCGGTCGCCAGCCTTGTTGACCGGCGTATAGGTCAGCGCGCCCGTGACATCGGCACTGGTGAGTGTGACCGCGCCAGAGCGGGTATTGAAGGTCGTAACCCCGCCGCCGCCCAAGGTCTGGATCTTGTCGTAGATCGCGTTCTTGGTGGCGGCCTCGAGCTTGCCGTCCCATGAGGCGCCATAGGCCTCGTCCGGGATCGTCACCGCGCCGACGAAATTGCCGGTGCCGTTGACGTTGAGCAGCGGGGTGCCATAGGCCGTGGCCGAGGGGTAGCCGATGTTGACCTTGCCAACGAAGCTGCTGCCGCCCGCGCCCAGCCTGATCGGAGGCGTGCCAGCCGCCGCGTCGAACTGGAACTCGAAGGCATTGGCGGCGGCGATCTGCGAGGCCCGCCGCTCGTAGCGCATGGTCGATTGGCCGCTCGCTGACTTGAACGAGAAATCAACCAGATCGACACCCGCGAGGATCGAGGCATCAGTCTCGAACAGCGCGCCGTGCATGCCGACGATCGAGCCGATCGTCAGCTTGACCTTGCCGTAGGAGCCGCCCGTGCTTTCGAAGCTGTTGGTGCCAGCGATGGTCTTGTCGACCTTGAGCGCGCCCATGTTGGTGACGTCGGAGCTGTTGGCCTTGCCGACCAGTGCCGTGTTCAGCACCTCCATCTGGTCATAGACGGCGTTCTTGGACGGCGCGATCGTGGTGACGCCGTTCCAGCTGAGGCCATAGGCCGTGTCGCTGACGGCGCCGCCGCCGCCCAGCGTCTCGATCTTGTCCCAGAGCGCGTTCTTGGTTGGTACCTGCAGGGAGCCATCCCATGATGCGCCATAGGCTTCATCGGGCACGGTAATGGGAATTTGGGATGCAACGACAGTGCTGATGTTCAGCTTCGACACGCCGCCGATCTGGAAGGTATGCGTGCCGGTCGTGTCGAAGATCAGGCCGCCGTAGGGCTGGATGCTCGACGACCACGCGGCCCCGTTGATGAAGATGCCGCCGTAGTAGCTGCTCGCATCGCCTTGCAGGGTGAGGGTCGGGTTGGTGGTGGCAAGCGCCAGATTGCCACTCAACGACCCGCCGGTAAGGGGCAGGTAGTTGGCCAGCGCCGATGTGCTGGCCTTGCCTGCCAGCGCGTCAAACACCGCGTTCTTGGTCGGGACAGCGGCGCTGCCATCCCAGCCTGCGCCATAGGGATCATCGGCAACGGTCAGCACTGTGCCCGCCGCCATGCCGATACCGCTCGGGGTGACGGTGGCGATGACGGCGTTGTTGGCGCGCAGTTCGACGGTCGAATTTCCGTTAACCTGCAGGCCGGAGCCAAGGTAGCTGGTGATGCTGCCGACAAGATAGTCGCTGCCGGAATAAGTGGTGCGCCAATGAAGGCTGCTGACGAAGCCATCGGCCCAGATGTTGACGGCGGGATTGGGCGTGCGAACGGTCAGGTCGCCGGTCAGCGTGCCGCCAACTAAGGGCAGGTAGGCCCCTCCCCCAAGGGCGAGGCTTTCGATCTTGTCGTAAACGGCATTTTTCGACGGGGCGACGAGGGTGATGCCGTCCCATGATGGGCCGTAGGCGGTGTCGTCGACCGTGCCCGCGCCGCCCGTGCGGACAAAGACAAAAAAGGCGCCCGCCGTGAAGTTGCCGCCGTTCGATGGAGCGAGGCGGATGGCATTGAGTGGCTTGGTATTGTCGGCGACGAAGACGCGCTGCGGGTTGCTGCTCGGTTGCCAGCACAGGCGCGGCCCGCCGACAGCATTGCAGGCATAGATGATGGCGGCGCCCGATCGGCCCGACGTGGCGTTGGTTCCGGCCAGCGAGAAGCCGGTCGTGCTGATGGACGCGCCAGCGCCGTCGTAAGCCTTATAGTCCCCGTTTGTGGTGTAATAGCTGGCGCCGTTGTTGGTGCTGACGAAGAGGGACGGGACGCCGGAGGTGGCGCAGACCACGGCCTCCGAGATCACCAGTATGTCGCTGACCCCGGCCAGCCCGGTGAAGGTCACCTCGGGGACGTTGGTCGACCAAGCCCAGCTGGCCTGCAGCTTCCAGCCGCCGCCGAGGCTTCCGCCGCCGCTGGCGGCAGCAATCAGCGCATCGACCTCGGCCTCGGTGTAGTAGCGGGTGTCATGGGTGTGGCCGGTGTCTGACTTGCCGTTGAGAGCGGCCTGAAGATCGGTCTGGGCGCTCAAGGTGCCGGTGATGTTGCCCCATACCGCGCTGGTCGCGGTGCCCGGCGGGACCGCCCAAGCCCCATCGGCGCGCAGGAAGTTGGTGATGCCGAGGCCGGATGGCGGGACGAGGCCGCGCACGCTGGTCGTGAAGATGGCATCGGCGGCCTTGGCATTGAGGGCAGTCTGCAGGTCGATCTGGTTCGACAGGACGCCCGTGATCGTGCCCCACACGCCGCCTGTGCTGCTCGAGATCTCGGTGTAGGCCGAGCCGGTCCAGCGGTAGGTCTTGCCGGTGTCGAGGGCGACGTAGATCTTGCCGGTCTCGCCGGTCGCCGGGAAGGCGGCGAGGTTGGCATATTCGAGGACGTCGTCGACGTAGCTGGGCAGGTAGATCGCGCTGATCTTGATCGTGCCGTCGAGCGGAACGACGCCATTGGCCGCGCCCTTCTGGGTCAGCGGGATATAGTTGGCGAGGTCGGTCGTGTTGGCCTTGGTGGCGAGGCCCGCGGCCAGCTCGGCATCGGTCGCATAGGCGTCGAGCGCGGCGACATTGGCCTTGCTGTCGAGGGCGGCCTGCAACCCGTTGACGTCGCTGATCGCGTGGTGGTGCCCGACGAGGCTGTAGTTCGCCAGCGCCGAGGTCAGCTCGGCATCGGTGACATATCCGCCCAGCTCGGCGTGGATCCCGTCGATCGCAGCGGCCAGCTCCGTGTCCATGGTGAAGCTGGCGAGCGGGTACTCGGCGCCAACCCCGAGGGCATCGGTCCCGACGATGACCTGCGGGCTGGCGGTCAGCCGGTGCCCGAGGTTCCAGTTGTTGACCGAGATCTGGCGTGCCGGATTGTCAGGCCCGGTGGCTTGGACGATAGGCCGGATCTCTATCACTGGTCAGTCTCCTATGCGCCCGCTTTGGCGACCTCTTCATCCTTGGCTGCGAGCATGACGCGATCGCCCCAGTGGATCTCGGTCACCGGATCCGGCACCGAGGCCTGCGTCTCGACCACGGCGATGACGTCCTTGTCCTTGAGGATCCGCCACAGCACGCCTTCCTTCTCCCGCGTGATGCCGGTGTAGCGACCGATCAGCACGCGATCGCCGATCTGGGGCTTGCGAGATCCCTCCGGCCAGTCGTCATAGCTGAAGGCGAGCGGCGAGATCGCCACTAGTATGCCCTCGTCGGCCTGCAGCCGCTCCTTGTCGGCCACGCTCGGCGGCAGCAGGATCGAGCCGATGCGATCGGGCGGCGCGTCAACCTCCACCACCACGTTGAATTCCATCGGTATCAGGTCGCATTGAGGTTTCGGCATGTACGATCTCCGGCTTCACGGTGGCGGCGAAATCATCGAGGACGCACTCGCTCATCGAGCGGTAGGCGTCGGCCCGCGTGCGTAGCTCTATCAGCATCAGGGGGTTGGCGTCACCCGCTTCCCAGCTGCCGTCGATCCAAGCCGCCTTCTGCTCTTCTGCCATGCGGCGGTAGGCCTCCATCACGAACTGGGTGATCGGGTGGTCGCTCCACGCCTCGAATTCCTCGTCACTTGGCAGGTTCATCTCGCTCCCCCCGAAACATGGCAATCAGTCGATCGGTGTCAGCTGCGATTGACGCCGCGATCATCTCCCCCAGAGGGTCGCGGATGGGCCTACGGGCCGCCGAATGTTTCTTCGCCGAGGCCATCGACCAGCCCATCGAAGGTGGCTTCCTTCTCGAGCGCGTACTTCTCCTTTTCGCCGCCGATCGCCTTGACCGCCTGCTCGACCAGCTTGCCCTCGACCTCGACATCGGTCTTGCGCTTCTCGGCCACCGCCAGCATCGGCATCAGCTGCGTCTCCTGATCGGTCTTGCGCGCATCGGCGGCCTTCTTCTGGGCCTCGGATCCGGCCTTCACTCCCTCGGTCTGCATCTGGCCCGGCAGCAGCTGGGTCTCGACGGTGATCTTCTGGGTCTCGGCCTGCTTCTTGCCCGCGTCGGCCTCCTTGACCTTGACCTCGGCCATCATCACCGGGTCTGGCTGGGGCGCGACCGGCGGTGGCAGCAGCTTGTCGATGTCCTCGATGTCAGCCGCCTCGTAGCTGCGCTTCAATGCCTCGCGGGGATCTCCCCCGACCTGCATCAGCAGTGGGATCGACTGCTCGATGTACTGCGCCCGGGCCATCTTCTGCATGCGCGTCACGGTCGACGGATCCGACACTGGCCGGATGTCCATGTCCTTGGCGTTGAAGTCTGCCGCGAAGTTGGCCTCTGGATCGTCGAGGATGTTGATGTAGTCCGCCGCCGCGGCCTCGCCGCCGTACAGGCGCAAATTGTCGTGGATCAGCTCATATTCGTCCTTGGCGGAGCGGAAGAAACGCTTGGCGGTGGCATTGAAGACCTGCAGCCCCTGCTCGATCAGGGCCAGCGTGGATCCGACCGGAGCGGTGTTCGACGCCTCGCCCGTCAGGACGTCCTTTACGCCGGATATCTCGCGAGCGAAGCCAAGAATGAAATCCAGCACCTGAAATGTGACTGGTGACACGTTGGGAAGGGTTCGCTCGTAGATCCCGTTTCGCAGAGTGTCAGCGGCCACATCGACGACCTTGTACTCGCCGGGGGCCATGCGAATAGTACCACGATTTCCCCTGCCCTGTAGTCGTACACCAGCACCGATAAACCCTCCCCCGGCGGTCTGCGCCGTGCCAGCGTCCATCAGCTGGTTGATCGCCGTGTCAATGGTCGCGTTGAGTTTCTTCAGCAGGTGCCCCAGCCCGATGTCGTAGAAATCGCCCTTGGGGTTGGGGAACATGCCATATTTGACGTACAGCATGCGCTTCTCGATGCAGTAGATCTTGCCGTTCTCGTCGGCCTTGATGTCTTCCTGCGCGAAGTTCGCCTCGAGCCTCAGCACCTCACGCGTGGCATGGTCGACGGTGACGATGTAGGGCTCTTCCATCTCGTCCTCGTCGAGGTCGATCCAGCGGTGCTGCTCGAGCAGCAGGCGGGCACCGGATTTCTCGTCTTCCTCGTCGATCTCCAGCTCGGCCTTGCGGTAGTAGCCGGTCTTCTCGTGCTTGCGGATCTCGTGCGGGTAGACGTCCTCGAGCTTCTCGGTCGTGCGGGGCGTGGTCAGTAAATCACGGGCACATTTCGGGACCACCAGATTGAGCGCCGGGACCATCATGCTCATGACGCCCTTGTACTTGTCGGTCCACACCTTGCGGAACACGCAGCCGACGATCGGCAGCTGCATCAGCAGGGCATCGGTGTCTCCCTCCCAGCCCTTCATGCGGTAGAAGATCGTGGTGTTCATATACTCGCTGACGCGCTGCGCCCGCTTGCTCTTGGCGCCCGGCGGGACGTCCCACACCGGGATGATCTTGCCCTGTTCGTCCATCTTCGGCTGCGGCGGCGATGGCTGGCCGGTCTGCGGATCCGGCGGGCCCGGCGGCATCATGTCGGGCAGCGGCATCATCTGGCCGGTCTGGGGGTGAGGCGCCATCTTGGGCCTGCCCTCGTCCTTGCCGACCACCTTGCACAGCACCGCCTCGTCACCCTTGACGACTGCCGGGTACATGCGTGCGTTGAACTGGAGCGCGGCGGTCGTCAGCAGCGGGATGTTGATGTTCGACGCGCTCGGCCAAGGCGTTGACTTGACCGGCGTCGGCTTGTCCTGCGCGGCGCTGTCGAGGGCCTCCTCGGCGACCGTCTCCCACTCGCTGCGATCCTTGCAGTCCTTCTCGTAGTCGTCGACCACTTCGGATCCGAGCTTGATCCGCATGTCTTCCGACAGCTTGTCGACGATGTTCCCCTGCGACCCCGCCAAGAGGTAGGTCTTGTCGAGCGGGCTCAGATCGTTCGCAGGAACGACCGGGCCGACCTCATCGTCGAGATCGAGGTCGAGGGGAACAGTCGCCATTGGCTAGTCCTTCGCTTTGGCCTTGGGCCTCTCCATCACAGTCGGCCCGAACCCGCCCAGCGCAGCGCCCATCAGGCCGATGTCGTGCGCCAGCAGCTTCTCGGGGTCGGCCTCCGGCGGCGGCGGATCCGGCGGCGGGATATCATCCATCGACCACGGCACACCGAGGCCGCCATGAGCCGCCACGCTGGTCCGGATGACGCCATGCACCCGCGCCTGCGCCTCCAGCTCCTCGTCGCTCATCTGCGTGCCAGCTGAGGCCTTGCTGTCGGCCTTCTTCGCCGGAGCCTTGGCCTTATCGCCTCGGCGCCACACACGTTTGGCTTTTGCCATCAAACACCTCCTAGCGCCTGACGGCGCGCTACAGACGCGGCGGCCTCGTCGGCTGCAGCTTGCTGTTGCTTGGCGGACAGCGGCGGCACGGTCTGGCCCGCGGCCTCGGCCCGCTTCTTGGCATGGGCCTTCTTGATCGCCTCTTCCTCGTCGGGCCGGGCGAGGCGCGTGTGGGTCTCGCGATCCTTCGCCGTGCGGCAGCGTTCGATGTCGTTGTCGTCATCGGCGCGATTGATCGTGTCGCCCTTGCGGGCATCGCGCTTGATTTTGGCCTCTTCAGCCGGTGTCGCGAGCCGGGTGTGCTGGCCGCGGGCCTCGCCGCGATCGTTGTCGTCCTTCTTGGCGGCTTCCTTGGCCTTGGCTGCGAGGTCGCCTGCGCCTTTGATCTCAGTCATTTCAGTCTCCTATGCTGTCACCGGGTCAGGGATGGTGACCATGTTACCAACGATCGGATCGCCCTGCAGTGTCGTCGCCGGGCCGCCGATGTCGAAGACGTAATTGTCCGCGAAGCCGTCGAACACGCGCCGGTCGAACACGCCTCCGACGA